ATACTGCTCCCATATTCAGTTGCATCCAGTTATTGCCATCGAACACTTCCATTCGTTGCGAACTGGTATTGTATCTCATGTTACCAACGCCCTGTGAACCAGAGTAGTTGTTAATATATGTGCTGGTGGATCCGCCCGATACCTGAACATATCTACCAGTGGGCATTACATTACTAATCATTAGGCCGCCTGTGCTGGAATAATGTATTTGTAAGTTGCTAAACCACTGTCTAAAGTGATTTGAATAGCACCTTCATTACTTAGACTCATCTTTGTATTGTTAACATCTGCAATTTTAAGAATTGCTAAGATTGGTAACACCGGCCAAGTCCAGCCGCGATCCAGTTTACCTGCTACGTTCTGTGCAAACACAAACTCACCACCGTGTGTAGAAGCATCACCAAAGATAAACTTTAGATTGCCGCCGTCTGTTTTAGCAAGGAATGTTGGATGTTCGTTGTTAGCACCTGCTTGGAAGTTGAAACGTTGAACTGCTGCCACTGTTGGTTCAATTTCTACATCCCACTTAACACCACGGAACTTGACAGTCTTCATCTTTTCGTTGATGATTTCCTGATTCATAAAACGATAGTCATTGCGGAAGTCACCGTCTTTGTTTTCAAAGTGGATACCTACCGGAATAGTTTCGCCATTTCGTTCTGCTGTAGTAATATTAATTTTAGCATCGTCTTTATATTCGCTGCCGTCTAACAAATATTTGAGCTTTTGTAGTTGCGGCATACCAAACACACCAATCATGTCTGGATAAGGATTAGCAGTTTCTGCCTCCATAATCACAGAACGATCATCTGCCATCGAATTGATAGTAGTTTTTTCTTCTGTGCCTGTAACTTTAACAGTTGTTAGAAAGCCAAGATTTTGTGTATGGCTTACGATGTCTTGTAAAATATCTTTCATTTAGAGAGTCTCCATGTATATTAAGATTATATTTAGATCGTGAGTAAAAATCAACCTTGAAATCACTCAAAATCAAAAAGTTTGCTGAATGTATTATCCGACCTTGTTGAACTGATGTCCCATTCCAAAACACCAATAAGGTTTTCTAGCTTTTCATCGATAACTGTTGTTTCCATTTCAGCATCGTCGAACGGCAAATCTTTAAACCATTGAGGTAGTCTGAGTTCGTCTACAGGATATGCAACGCTAGTATAGCCCATAGGATTATCTTTGATCTTGCAGACAATGACCTTTGCTCCGTCTACAATGCCCATACTATACTTGTCGTCAAACATACGTTTCAAAGTATTCCAGTTCAAAGAAGCTCTAACATGACCTGGCATATTGGCCTTGCCTTGTTTCTTTTCTTTGGCAGCATACTCAGTGATGTTATTAGCTCTCTTAGGCGAACCTTTTTCCCAACCCGGTCTAGTTTTGAATTCTGTTCTAAAATCTGTGATATACCCTAGAATTTCTTCTTTAGGAACACCATTTAGAACACGAGTTAATACTTCGCTTAAGAAGTCTTGGATAACAACCGGGGTATCTGACCTCTTGAGATCGAGCCCCATGGCTTTAATTTTGCCTGGTTTCCCGTCGACGTCTGACCGCTTTCCTTCTTTGTCGTAGTAGAGGACTGCATATCGTTTTTTGGTAATGAATAGTCCTTTGGAAGCAACAATCTCGCGACCTGCCTTAATGACCTCTCCTCGAGATTTGGGGACGTGGAATGCATCGGACATGAATTTGACGAATGTTCCATTTACTTCTTCTCCTATGGTATCATAAAGTTCAACGACACTTTCCTTAGTCCAAGGAAGTGTGCCTTTCTCGATGTCCTTCTTTAGCGTAGAATACGCAGAGAAGTAACAAGAGTCTGTGTCACCGTATATGACAGCTTTACCAACATGATCATATTCTCCGGTTATAATTTCGTTTACCTTACTTGCCATATGCTTGGCAATCTGTCTACCAGTAAGAGTTGTGGACTGTCCGATTCTATTATCAAAGAATCTACAGCCGGGATTAAGAATAGCACCATACAGTGAGTTAAGATTAATCTTTTTAACTAACTGACGTTTATCCCAATATTCTTCCTCAATTTTATTGCCAGCCTGGATACATTCTTTTAATTTGGCCTGCATTTCTTTACGTTCTTTATACCAACGTGCTAACAGCCCTGGAATGATTCCTTCTACTTCGTAAGTAAAAATAGTCCCGTTGGCTGAAAGCATCCAAGGTTGATTGCTTTCAAAAATTAAATCATAGATTTGTGCGGCGCTGAGAGTATCGCTACCACTACCCTCCCAATCGATAGTGATTTCTCTACCGACTTCTCTGTTCATTACAGCAGTATATTCAAGGCTACCAAAGATACCTTCCCATGCTGCCGCGAATGATTTGCCTTTGGCCATTTCTGCTTCGATATATGCTTTAGTTCCGTCTGGACGTAGTTGGCCTACAATAGTTTCCGGACCCATGTTTAATGCACGAATCGCAGATGGATACAGTGAGTTGATATCAAGTGAACCGATCCACTCGTGGATGCCTTTCTTAGGATAGGCAACATACGCACCTGCGGCCTGTGTGTCTCCGTGTTCGTCCATCTTTTTACGATTGGGAACGATCATTCCTCGTCTATGAGCTTCATTGATAATCGCCTGTTCAGTAACAGCCACAGCACCCATAGTAGTCTGTAACAGAACTGTGTTTTCGTGTGCAATCTTGTTAGCTAGATCCAAGAACTGTAATTTTTTATCTAGTTTATCTAAGAGAGCACAGTCTTGTCTATTATATTCAATGAACTTTTTAAAGTCATTGTTATAAAGCTGATCTAATGTTCCTTCATAGACAGTTTTACTTTCACCGATTTCCATTTCACCGATCGCATCCAATCGATATGTGTGGCGTTCTTCATAGGTATATTTTCTATAAAGTTCGAGACTGTCAAGATGAACACGACCAATTAGATCATAAGTAACAGCACTCTTTCCATATTTTTCGTATTCTCTTTTCTTAGGATAACAGTTCCAAAGACAGAAACGTTTAGTATCCTCTTTTGACAGAACTTTAGTTACACGATTAACTGTATAGGGAATATCGAAACCTTCTGAGTTCCAGCCACTTAAAACATCAGCATCTTCGATAAGATCTAAGAATGTATCTAACATCTCTGCTTCGGTTTCGAACAGCATAGTATTAGGAAAATCTTTTACAGCTTCTTTAGCTTCGATGATATTAATGGTCTTTGGGGGAATGGCTAAACAGATTAATGTGTCCATCCATTGCAAATGAACAGCGATAGCAGTAATAGGCATAAATGCATCTTCTGGCGAAGCATAGCCACGTTCTGGATCAAAGTCCACTTCAATATCAAAGAACGCTACGTTCAGTTTTGGAGCATCGACATTTAGATAATGATCTTCTAGACAGCGATAAATGGGGTTAATATCGCTTTCGTAAAGTTTTTTGTTTGAATGTATCGCAAGTTCTTTGCGAAGTTCTTTGATATTTTTACAACTGACCTTATTAAGAGGCTCACCCTTGATAGATTGATATTTTCCTCTTGGGTCGTGATAGTAAAAAATGTGCTTGGCAGGGTAGTCTTTAAAATGCCTCTGCCCTTTGTCATCACGCTCAACGACACGAATCATGTCATCGTCGCGATCATAGAATGCGTCAACGTAACTCAAATTTTTCTCCTATGCAATTTACGGCTTGCAAATACCTAACTTGCGGTTTATGGCCTCGCCTACCATCTAACTTTATTTAACTAATTAGCATTCTCACCAGCCCAAGCGTATCAATGGTGGTGAGCAAGATGTAGTTAGCCAACATGCCAAAAGATTTCCTAGTCCAAGCAGCCCAAGCATACATAGCACAACCAGCGATCCAAACAGGATATAAAGCAAGGAGTGGAGGATTGGGAACCGTGAGCGCCATAGTGATGCTGCATCCAATTGAGACAGCCCAAGCAAGGAGCTCAATAATAAAACGTAAACGGTTAGATGCCCAATCATCTTTTATCCATTCTATTGTTGGGCGGAATATATCATTTATCATTTAGTCCTTTTCCGGTAATTTCTTAGTTACGCCAAGGATCATTTCAATTTCATCCCACTCTTGCTCGTGTTCTTTCCAATTGTCTTTGTGTGCAATACGAATAGCTTTATTAATCCAGCTTGGTTTGATTTGTAGTTCTTCGGCAACTGCTTTAACAGTTTCTTTTAAGCCTTCTTGTAAATCTTCTACTTCTCGAAGCACATTACCGCCTTCATTAATGAGACGTTCTAGTTTTGCTTTTTCTTCGGGACCGTAAATTTTTGACATTTGTTAACTCCAAGTAATAATGTTTATTATATAGCCATAAAAAAAGCCGGTCAATGAATAACCGGCTTTATTTTACCAAAATAAAAATTATTTTTGATCTTCTGCTAGCACGTCATACATTTCAAATACGCCGCCGTTGCGCTCATAAATTAAACCTGCATATAGATCTGCTTTCATGCCTTCGCCTAGTTTGGCTTTAGCAACACGCTCTGCCCATGTAAACAATGCTTTGTCTACAGGATCGATCTGTTGTTGACCACCACTTTCTTGAACTAGCTTAACCATGTCTTTGAAAGATAGTTTTGTTTCGACTGATTCTGCAACTACTTTCTTAGAAGTTTTTACAGACTCATTCTTTTTACCAAAATACTTTTCTTGTTTAGCACTCATGCCTTTCTTGCCATCTTTCTTGTCACCGCCTTTTTCGGCAGCAGCTTTTTTCATTGGCTCTTTCTTGTCACCGTCTTTGTCAACGTCTAAGAAATCTGGCTTAGCACCTTCGTCCATTTTCTTTTCTTTCTTGGCTTTTTTATCTTCTTTATCAGACTTCTTAGCCTCAACCATCTTTAGGAATTTGGATTTAAATTGATCAGGATCAATAGATTCTTTTTTGGCTTTCTTTGGTTTGCCGCCTTTGTTTGCCGGAGCATCTGTATCATCGTCATCTTTAGGCTCTTCGCTACCACCATACGCTGATGTAGATTTGTGAACTAAACCAGTTTTAGTTTTAGTAGCAACACCTTTCGATGTAGTTTTCTTGTCGCCTGGTTTCGCATCAGCATCGAATACTTCGTCTACTTTCTTTTCTTCTTTCTTTTCTTCGGCTTTTTTCTTAGCTTCTGAGATATAAGAAGAAGTTCCTGCTAGAACACGTAGTTGAGCATCTTCGTTAAGCTGAACTGCTTTTGGTAATTCTGGAGCTGGGATAACTTCAATTTTGTCATCCATCGAGCTAATTTTTGTAATTAATGATTTAAAGTCCATAGTCCTGATCCTAAAGGTGTATAATGTATTTATCTCTTGACTGCTGAGCCGCCAAACAAGCTAACGCCTGTATCCAGAGCATTTCTAGCAGTTCCGTCGGAATTTTTTGGTTGAGAAACTTTGGGCTGAGGAGGCGCTTTAGTGCCGCTTTTACCAGGTGATCCTGTATAGCTCTTTTTTCCACGAGCTTTTCCTGGGCTTATATGCGGGCTAGCAACGGTAGCGATATTACCTGCCGATGTAGCACCAGCTGTAGCTGTTTCAAATATTTCTCTTATTTTCATAGTATAATATTTATTTCTTTCTACCGCTCTTCATATTAGCGCACCAGTGAGCCATACGTGCTTTTTCACCTGAACTGTTCTTGGCAGTTTTGCGCAACGAGCTAACACTAGCTTTGCAATTTACACCGCTGCGTTTAGCTAGACCCTTACGCCCTGGCTTTTTGCCGTCAGCAAAGTTTTCAACATTATATGTGGGGTCTGTTTTTTGACGTTTCATTCCCTTAGGTTGATTAGGATCAACCGGATCGATATCTGTAGTTGTAAGCCCTAATTTTTCTAAATTTTTAAGATATTCATGTTCTTCTTCTTCGCTACCAAAACTAACAATAGTGCTAGGTGGTCCTTTACCGAAATCGTGTTTACCTAACCCTTTTAGATCACTGATATGCTGACCAAGTTTATACCAGTCATACACATCAGAAACATCAACTCTAACTGTTCCTTTAGGCATGGTTGGTTTTGTTTCAGGACCCCTGGGTTTTTCGTTAGGGTGCTGGTCTTCGATTTTTCTAATAAATTCTCTAGCTCTCATTTCATAGCCACCATAAATTTGTCATGCTTTTCTTTTCGTTGGTCTATATGTTTCATTCCAGGGTTGATAGGTTTAGTTACAGATTTTGTATCTTTAAAACTGTCAACTTTATCTCGAACACGTTCCTTCCAATACCACACAGCGACCTTGGCTGCTATTTCTGGACGTTCGACCAATTCGGGTTTTTCAACTAAAGGCAAACCCAAGGCTTGTCCAGCACGTTTGTAGTTATCTTTTCCAGTGAGCTGTATGTATCCACGTCCTTTGTATTTTGCACCGTCTCCGGGCTTGGTGTTGCCTAGTATCTTTGCTTTACGTGGAGCAAACTTAATATCATATTTTTTGAAATCTAATGAACCACCGATCTCTTTCATGTGCTTGAAATCTAATGTTTCGTGAGCGCATTGTGCTAGAAAGGCTGCAAGCTCGCTGCCTTTTATTCCTGCCTTCTCTGCTTCTTTTTTTAGAAATACTTCGTGCGGGTTACCGGTTACAGATTTAGCAATATCTTTTTTTGATACTTGTTGGATAACATCGGTAGATTTTTTCTTAGCAGCTTCTGCGTCTCCGGCACCACCGAATGCCAGTGCTGTCCCTAATGCTCCGGCAGCGGCCCAATCTTTCCATCCTTCGCCGACTCCGCCGTCACCACCCCCATCTCCGCTATAGCCAGTAGCGTAACCGTAGGCGCCGTAAGGGCCCGGTCCATATGCAGCCCAACGAGCACTTTTACGTCTGCGTTTCTTTTCAGAAACAATTCCCTCTCTCATATATTCAGATGCATCGCCTTCTGGGCTGACATGCCAGGCATAGAATTTAGTTTTAGGATGGTCTTTCTTAAGTTCTATAAATGTATGTAGATTAGGTTTTGCATCGTCATACATTATAGCTTTGGTATAATCATCTTTATCAAGTAATGTTTTGATTATAGATTTTTTACGTTCTTCGGTAGTTCCCTGTTTGCTATTACCTGCACGATAGACATGCACTTTGTCAACGTCTACTCCATACTTACGGAATGTATCTAGAAATAATTCTTTATCATCAAAGTCTGCACGAGCAGTGACCATTACCACTTTGTTGCCTGTGGCGATATCCTGTTTGAGTTGTCGCATCATAGGAATGATAGGCTTGGACTTTTCAAAAAACTCACGGGCATTGCGAAAATCTTCAAAATCAAAACTTTCACCTGGTTGCAGTTTATAATGTGTAAAGTCATGACTGTTTAAACTTTTGATAACACGGCCGTCTTTGATCACATGAACTTTGGTCTGTGTATTGACCAATGTATCGTCAATATCAAAGACCACCAGTTTCTTTGGTTCAAACTCATGTGCTCTCATTTGGTGTCTCGGGTGGGCAACAGAATCTTGGATTACACCAATCGCTATAGTCTTGTCCTGCATAGCCACCATAAGCAAGACTCATGCTGATACTATACATAGCAAGGCCTGCTATAAAATTTTTAGTGAGGGCTGTAAGGGTTTCTCGGACGGTCATAACCATCATCCTCCGGATATACTGGATAATCATTTGGGTTCATACAGGCTTCTCTCCAGTTAGATAAGGTTTACTGAACCATAGTTTAAACCATTCTGGTGTTCCTGGTTTAATATCATGTTTTTTCATAAGCTCACCTTTTTCATTCCCGGTAACACTTATATTGCTACCGTCAAACGGATTTACAGGATCGTATTTTACATATCCTTTAAATTCATTAATACCGGCAAGACGTTTTAATTCAGATATTTCCATTAGTCAGTAGCCGGTTCGCCTGTAATAGAAACTTCCCATTTCTTTCCGGTCGCTTCAGATTTTTTACGAGCCCAATCTTTTAATTGATAGTAGTGTGCTCTTTCACGCTCGTCATCTGCATAATAACCGCGGCCTTTGAATACCTTCCACTTCTTACCGTTGATATAGATAGCGAAATTGTTTGGCGGTTCGGTGTTGCCCTCGTCCCAATCTTCTGGATCTCTGCGTCTGCCACTACCACTCCACCCGGGCTTATGACTTGCGCCACCATACCAATGAGCTGCTTCATCCATAGGTTTACCTTTATGTTTAACATCGCCCTGTTTTTCGGCCTTCTTCTTATCTTTGTGCGGGCCAGCACCTGCAGTCTTTTGATTCTTGGCTACAAAGTTTCTTGGCTTACTTGCTGGTATAAATTCTTTTGCTTTCATTTTGATTTCCTTGACTGCTTAGGACCTTTCCTTGTTTTCCACTTCTTATCAGTTGAACACCAGTAACGCCCGTAGCCTTCTTTAACTTCTTTCTTTTTAGGATAACCATGTCTTATATCTAATTGATATCCTTGTAACCCTTGTTTAGATAATACTCCACTGATAAATTCTTCTGCTTCTCGAGCAGTGGCAAATTTATCACCTAAATTATATTTTCTTACTTCGCCGTCGATTTTTACATAAGCAATAGTAATAGGTTTGACTGGTTCTTCTGAGGCCTGTGCCGGACTTGCTAATAAATTAGCAGCAGCTAAAGCTGCGCCTGCTACTTTGCTTTTCCAACCTTCTTCAACGCTATCGATCATTGGATCAATACCGCGACTTCGGATTCCACCTTTTCTTCTTACTTTAGCAAGTTCTTCTAAGGCGTGTCGAATCTGCTCCATATTCATCTTTAATTCTTCAAATTGGCGAGTCATTGTTTGCCACTCTGCAGGACTAGCCTTGTCGACACGAGCAGCAAGGTCTTTTATCTGTCCCGCAGCTCGCATCATACGATATTTTAATTTTGCAGGATTAGCTTTGTCATGACTGTGAATCATCGGATCCATAGGGTCTGTAGGATCCATTTCAATAGGAGCTTCAGAAATGCTTTCTGCAATCTTCATGCCTTTACGCACAGCAGCAAACAAGGGTTTAGCAAGTTCTCCTGCACCTGTGGCTTCTTTAAATGCTTCAAAATCATTGTTGGCAGCAGCAGCTCTAGCACCACTGGCACTCACTCCAGCAACACCTTCAGCACCATCTTCACGCTCTCCGCTACTTACAAAATCTAAAACTTCAAACTTATAGAAACCGTGTGCCTTACCTTCAACACCGTTGTATGCTTCGAGAAGTTTTTTCATATCATCTAAACGATCACTACCAGCTACAAAGGTCGCTGCGTTATAACCTTGATCGTGTAGATATGATGCTACTTTAACAACTGTGTTTAGACTGGGATCGTCCACTACATTTCCTGCATATTCGGGAAACATTTCTTTAATGAACTTTATTTTTGTTCCGTAATCTAAAGGATTCTTTTTAGCGTCTTGACTTTGGCTAACGAATATTCTCATATCGCCGCCTTGAGACTTCATCGTATCTAAAACTTGTTTGTGCCCGATGGTAGGAGGATTCATTCTACCAAAGCAGAATGTTACGTGTTTGCTACCAGCTTCAAACAATTCGGTTAAAAACATTACTTGTAATCGCCTTTCTCAATATGTCTTGATTGTTCTTCTGCAAAGCGTTTTGCAAGGTCAATTAGTTTTTCTTTAGGAAATTTTTCTTCTCTATCTTGGATGTCAAACATTTTACAGTAATGATTTAAACAATTTTCAATTGGTCTAATATAAACTTTAAAAACATTAGGATTTCCCTTGTGTTCTTTATGACGATCAACAGCTGGGAAAAAATAACGATTCAACATTTGATCATCGTTGTCTATAAAAAATTTTAAATCATCTAACCAATCAATTTCTTGATCGTCTTCTTTAGGTGCGCCAATCGGCGAAAACATTTCTTTTAAAAGCATTACCAGCTCCTGCAAGACCAGTAACGTGCTTTCCAACGTGGACCTGGGTTTTTACAATTATGTCTAGCACGGAAAGATTTTCTACGTGCCGGATTAGATTTCTTAATACGCATTTTCTTATCGCCAAAGTTTACTTTGACAATCTTACCGTTAGGCTTACGGACATAGACTTTTGATTTTTTTACATCACCTGGTAACTTTTTACCAAGCGGAACTTCTTTGCCGTGATATTTTGCTTCTGTTGTTTGAACATCTTCGGCATACTTATTAGCTTTCATATAGTCTCTAACGGTATCGATATAATCAACAGCCTTAGTAATTTTAGCCTGAACCCATTCTGGTAGATTTTCGTCAGCATCTAAAATAGCATATAATTCTTTGGCAGCATCATCGATGGTTCTAAGATCGTCTTTGGCCATATCACCTTCACGATCGTATTCACCGTAGTTTACAGGATCCTTGGGATCTTCTGGTCCATGATCTTCCATCTTGACACAGTTATCTACACGCTTGCCACCTTTCATTTTAGTGCCCATTCGCTTGTAACCCTTCCAGCAGGCTTTGCCATCTAGACCTTTTTGTTTTTCCTCACGAATAACTTCACCGTCTAAGAATACCAAACCTTCTTTGGCTAACATATCAAGTGCTATGTCATCTAAGTCGATAACAATACCATCTTCTAAAATGTCAGTGATTTCTGTAGCGATTTCAAAATCTTCTGAAAAACTAATACCAAAGTCATCACCGATTTCGAATTCTTCAGCAAAGCCTTTGGCTTTAGCTTCTTTTTCTAAATCTGTTTTACGTTGGACAATAGCTTGACTGATTTCTGGGTCCTTAGAAGCTACAGGATCCATTTGTAGATCTTGCAGAGCTTTGCGCTTGGCATCTAAATCGTCTTTGTCTCTAAGGGCTGTTTCGCTAACGATTGCGTCTAATTTTGATAAAAGGTCTCTCATAGTATTCCTCGTGAGGTAATACTATATTTATCGAACTTTAACTCTTAGTAATTATAACGAATCTTGACAATCGTGCCTTGATCTACACGATATGCAGCGCGAATCCAGACGAATCTGCCTGTAAAATTAACAGTTTCGTTGGATATTAAGGGAGTGCTGTCTTCAACTGTAATAGTAGTGCCGTAAACATCTACCCAATCATTATCTCCTGGTTCTAATTCTAGCGTTCCTTGTATTTTAGCAACGCCAACAAAGTTATCAAATTCATACACAACAGTGTGTAAACCATCGTTAAATTTGTTATAACCTGCTGCTTTATTTTTAGAGCCGTAGACGAAATCCGCGGTTACTTCGGATTTGTCAGATAATAATTCTTTGTTTTCAGTGGACATCTCTTATTTATCGGAAATTACGTAATTATAAATTCGACCCACTACTGACGAATTTCTAAGTTTTAACATCAATAGTGTAGGCTCGTCCTCGACTAAAATGTATCTACGATCCCAGTTCCAATCAGTGTGCATGAACCACTTAATTACAGTATCAGTTAATCTTATCTTGGAATTTTGTGTTTTCATCCAATTGATGAACTTTTCTTTTTCTTCCGTGTCGCCTGCTAGTTTATGAGGTAATAGATAGACTCTAAACTGATATTTGTTATGCGGCAACTTTTTGCCCACAATAACTTGAGGCTGATCTAATATATTAGAATTAACATCAGGTTCAAAGCGGAGGTTAACAAAGTCTTTATATTGATTAGAGATATCATTATAGAATTTTGAATCGTTAGTATAAAAGTCTATATTAGAATTTTCTATTCTTTTTGACCATATACTAGGATCATAGTTAAGCAAGAACTTCGATAGTTCTGCTATTTGTTCTTTGTTATGAAATACCTTTGTTTCAATAGAATGACGATAGCTGTTTCCGCCGCATTTATCACAATAACGTTCAACTTCAGACAAAGGAACCGTTCGGAATACTGCGGCTCCTTTGATTTCTAAAGAAACTTTGTAGCACCACTTGTTATAAAATTTTCTAGTGGTCTGTTTAGCTTTGAACTGTTTCATCTAATTGATCTAAAGATTTTTTAGCTTTGATAGCTTTTCTTTCTTCTTTTGTTAACGGTTTTGGAAGTTCAGCGATTGTAAATTCTAAGTCGTCTTTAACTACAGAAACTGTTACCAATCCGCCATTAACTAGGTCTCCAAATAATACTCTTCGACTTAATGGAGTCTTAAGTTTATTATCGATCAATCTAGCTAACGGTCTTGCACCCATCTTCTTGTCGTAGCCTTTTTCAGCTAGCCATTTAGCAGCAGAACTTTCTAAAACAATTTCAATACCTTTGTCTTTGAGTTGTGTGTTAAGTTCTCCAACAAACTTCTTAACAATTTGTTCAACCACAGAGTTGTCTAGTTTGTTAAATTTAATCACAGCATCTAAACGATTGCGGAATTCGGGAGCAAAAAATTTCTTAATAGCTTTATCATCTTCTCCGTCACGTTCTAGCTCACCAAATCCTATGGTATTGCGTTCATTATCGGCAGCACCTAAGTTACTGGTCATAATAAGAATGGTGTTTCTACCATCTGCCACTTTGCCATTAGAACCAGTGACAAATCCGTTGTCCATAAAGGCTAACAAAATGTTGCTAACATCTGGATGAGCTTTTTCAATTTCATCTAACAATAAGATACTGTTAGGATGTTCTTGAAGTTTTGTAATCAACATACCGGCATTATCTTCGTAGCCGACATATCCCGGAGGAGCGCCGATCAACCTAGCCACGCTGTGCTTCTCTTGATATTCACCCATATCAAAACGGACTAATTGCATACCCATTTTTTCTGCGAGCTGTTTAGCAGTTTCAGTTTTACCGCAGCCTGTAGGTCCTAAGAACAAGAAACTACCGATTGGTTTATTAGGTGACTTCATTCCTGCTTGGGCTACAAAAATTTTATCTAGCAAGGTAGCAACAGCTTTGTCCTGTCCATAAACAACATTTTTCATATTGTTTTCTAAACCAGATAAGTTTTTGCTTTCCTTTTGAGCCACAGTTTCAAGAGGCATATTAATCATTTTGCTGAGCTCGTAGGTAACTTGTTCGATATCAACAAGTTGTTCTACACCTTCCATGGAGGCATCGTCTTTGAGTTTATACCTTGCACACGCACAGTCGATAATGTCAATGGCCTTATCTGGAAGTTTTTTATCGCTCATGTATTTCACAGATAATTTAACGGCTTGGTCAATCGCAGCATCTGTAATTTTTACATTGTGATGTTTTTCGTAATACTTTCTTACACCTTTGATAATCTTAACTGTTAGCTCTGATGTAGGTTCGTCGATAGTAACACGTTGGAATCGACGCATTAGCGCACGATCCTTTTCAAAATGCTTACGATATTCCTCCCATGTGGTGCTGGCAATAAGTTTGATCACACCTTTGGTTAGAATAGGTTTAAGCATATTGCTCATGTCATTAGAGCTTTGGTTCGCTGCTCCTGCACCTTGCATCATGTGTGCTTCGTCGATGAACAAGATGATTTTTCCCTTGCGCTCTAAAGCCGTTAACACAGCCTTGACACGTTCTTCAAAGTCACCTCTATACTTAGAACCTGCTAAAAGAGCACTGATATCTAATGTATAAACCTGATGGTCCTGAATAAATTTAGGAACTTTCTTTTCGTGAATCTTACGTGCAAGTCCTTCTGCGATAGCAGTCTTGCCTACGCCAGGATCGCCCACCATTAACACGTTGGCTTTATTTCGTCTAGCTAATACCAACTGTATTTCTTCGATTTCGTTGTCTCTGCCGATAACAGGATCAATCAGTCTTTGTTTGGCCTTGAGGCTTAAGTTAGTGCAAAATTGATTCAATATTTTATCTAGTTGAGATGTGTTAACAATTCTGTGCGGTTCTTCTTCTTCGCTATCTTCTTCGATGACTAGATTTTCTTGAAAATATTTTACAAATTTTTCTTTAGTTACTCCACCTTTGGTTAAGAAATAATAACCAAAACTGTTTTTCTCTGAAAGTATACTAATGATAACATCAGCAACTTCCATACGCTGTCTGCCACCGAACAATACTTGTGTAAAGCAACGATTTAAAACTCGTTCGACAGAATTAGTTTTTCTAGGTTTTACAGCACCTTGAGTTTGGCTAACGATATCGTTTAGATTGTTTTTTAGAAAATGCTCGAGATTGCTCTTAATAAAGTCAACATCGGCACCAAAACTTTTTAGCATTTCAAAAGAGTTTTGCTCGCAAGCTATTCCATAAACAATATGTTCTATGGTTATATATTCGTGTTTTAATTTTTTTGCAGTTTCAACTGAAAATTCAAAAATGGCCTGCAATTGATTGCTTGGTTCGATCATTATTTCTTTTTCCTAATTTTCTTCATAGCTAATTGTAATTTCATCTGACTTACTCTGTCAACGAAACAAACACCGTTTAAATGATCCAATTCGTGTTGGAGACATTTACTTAGATAACCGTCTACTTTTATTTCATGAGTATTTCCTTTGCTGTCTTGATACTCTGCTACTACCCATGTTGGTCTTTTAATTTTAAGATACAGTCCGGGATAACTTAAACACCCTTCTTCGTCTAATACTAATTCCGAACTTGCTTCTTTGATAACAGGATTAAACAATGCGAAAGGTGCAGGAAATCCTTCGATATTATTACTGCCCATTACAAATACTCTTTTTGTGATGCCTATTTGATTAGCTGCTAATCCAATGCCATGACTTTCGACCATAAAGTCTATCATGGATTTTTCTAATTCTTCAGCATCTCCATCGGCAGCAAAATTCCAAGGTGTGCTGATCTGAACTAGACTTTCGTGTGGTCCTAATTTAAATTCCATCTTTTATAATTTTTACCTTTTCTAACATTTCTTCAGATAAGTTCCTTGGAACCATAACTTTTATTCTTATCAACAATTTGCCTCTGTGCTTGGATCTAATATGAGGCAATCCGTGACTGTTACAACTTAACACAGTCTCTGGTTGTGTTCCTGGGGGAACAGTTACATCTAATTGTTTATTATCTAATGTAGTGATAGATAATGTAGTTCCTAATATAGCATCCCATACAGATATAGTTTGATCTATAGCTAAGTCAGTTCCGTTACGTCTGAAGAGAGGATGCTGTCTAATCATGATATTAACGATAAGATCCCCAGGACGAAGATTTCTTATAGAGTTATCTCCCATCCCCTCGTATCGAATCTGCTGTCCATGCTCTACACCCGGAGGAATAGAAATGTTGATCATTTTCTTTACTCCTCCGGGCATACCTATTTCAGCATCAATGGTTTTTCCTTGTAGCACATCTTCTAAAGTAATTTCAATATTAACATTTAGAGTTTTGTTTCTTTGCATCGGACGCTGGCCAAAACCAAAACCAAAGTTTCCAAATAAATCGTTTAAGTCGCCTGTTCCAAAATGGAATTCGAAGGGACCTTGGTTAAATCCTCCCATGCCTGGTTGAGCATTAGGATCTCCCCCCATATCGATGATTCTTTTCTTTTCAGGATCGGTTAGAGCATCGTAAGCGGTGGATATTTCTTTAAATTTCTTTTCATCACCTCCGCGGTCAGGATGATGCTTCATAGCTAAACTACGATATGCTTTTTTAATTTCGGCGTCACTTGCGCCTCGTTTTAATCCTAAGGTAGCGTAATAATCCATGTTATTATTATATGATAAAAAAAGGACTGTGTCAAGCAGTCCTTTTATTTAATGCAGATTTACTGAGCTCGAATTATTTTTTCTTTTCAGGAACTGCTGTGCCTTCGTGCTTTTTATGCACTTTAACTTCTTTACAACTTTGTTTCACTTTTCCAGTCTTTTTATCCGTTTCTGGTTTGCCGTCTTTGCCTTTAACATCGATACAGACTTTTTTAGTTTCGCCTTCAGCATATGCAGGATATGCTACTGCTAATGCTAGGCCTGCTACAAAAATTAAATGTTTCATAATGTCTCCTTATAGTTCGGGTTGATCAGGCTGCACTGGCATTGGCTTACCTGTGCTGCTCATTGCTGGAGCCGCTGGCGTCGGCTTAGGTGCGCTTCCAAAGCTGCTTCCGCCAAAGCTACTTGGGGTGCTTGGTGCTCCGAAACTTGGCGTAGCTGGTGCGCCGAAACTGCTCGGTGCTGCTGGAGCAGGGCTAAATGTTGAAGGGCTGCTTGCTGGTGTAGATAGTCCGCCATTGTTTGCTCCATTTAGTTTTTCTTGTGTGCGACCAAATGCCGCGATACCTAATACCGCACCCATTGCGATATGGAATAAACCAGCACCTTGTAAGGTTAGTGGATTCCATTGTGTAATAGGACTATGTGTTAGAGTTTGTAACAAACTCCATAAGATTGGAAATATGACCATGTCCATCATGCAGACAACCATATACATCCAACCCATCATTGGACGCCATTTAGCATTCATCCAATCTTCTTTTTTCTTTTCACTATCGCTCATCGTTGTGTGATCTGTCATTAGTCGCTCCTTTATCTAAATTAAAACCAAAGGAAGATTCCGTTGGCTGATAATACTAATCCTACGCCTGCTACTGCAAAGCTACTCCAAAACATTGGCATACTGACTGCAAGGATACTTGCGGAAAGCACAACAATGGCTAACTGATACGCGGTAGAAGCATAACCGATCCATGGACTAGATTTCTTGGCTAGTTCACGATCTGCTTCCATCTTACGTGCATTAACAGCGATCTCTTTCTTATCGCTGTCCATGCGTTCTGCTTCTGCCTTAAATTCTGCCTTTAGTTTAGGATCACTAGTTGTCTTTGATGCGATTTCATAACTAACTAAACGATTATTTTTTGCTTGGTATTGTGCCCAAGCATTGTTAGCACCTAATGTATTGTTTAATACTGTGCTGGATAGTTTCCCACCATACCAACTGTTTACTGCTAGGAACAACGCGAATACGGAAATAACCATACCTGCTTTGTCTTTGATCTTTGCTTCACGCTCACTTCGGCTACCCGGTGCTGGCTTTGGTGCATCGGGATCTTTTGCGTCCTTTGTGAACATTTTTAAAACTGTGTCTACTACGTTAGCCATCTGCGCTCCTTTCAAAAAAATTATTTCACGCTGTCAAAATTTTGTTTTTGGTCGTTATACCATTTAATCCACGCATCTACTTTTACACGACATTCATAGTAGGTGCTGTAATTTACTACAACTACATCAAGCAATTTGCTTAATTCTTGTGTTTCTTTTGCTGCTTCTTTTAATTCAGGACAAGCCTGCATGATTTCCGGAATCGCTTCTGGAAAGTTTCTTTTAACTGGAGCTGTTCCTAGGCATCCAGTTAACAGCAAGGCAGGAATTAGTAAGAGAATACTTTTCATTTTGATTCTCCTGGCTTAGCATTTTTAGCCGCAGCATTATGTAAGTCTATAGCCTCAGGAGCAACTTTACATTCTTTATCAATAATCTTTTCGACTTCTTTGATTTTTTCTTGTATCACATATTGTGTGTCTTTTACAGTTTTAACTTTGTCTACATAGACTTTTTGAATCACTGTATTGATTTGTGGTGCTCGTTCTTCTGATTTTTTAATTTTTTCTTCAAGTTCTGCCACCTTGGCACGCCACTCCATCTCAACACCGTAACCACCTTTGAGATAGATACCAGCTACTAAAAGGACTGCGCTGATTACTTGTAATATCAAGTAGTAGGGAGAAAGTGCTGGGAACCAGCGCAGAATTCTGTGTAAGACAAAAAAGAATAAAAAGGAACCAACCGCACCTGCGATTAAGATAGCATTGATAACATAGATAAGAAAACTATCTGGTATAAATGCTAACATCCACATTTTAGGCTACTCCAAAAATATGTAAAGCGTGATTGTAATGCTTGATACGATCTTCTAATCCAATAGTTCCGCCATTGATTCTTTTAGTCAATGTTAGGATGTCTCCCTTGTCAGCCCATTGGTTTAGTTTATTTTGTTCCCAGAAGAAACAAGCAGATTGCACAGCACCTTCGAATGTTTCTAGATATTCGCTGGCTTCTTCTATAGGAATGTCTAAACTTGCTGCAAAGAATGTATAGTTGTCTTTACCAGTTAATTGAATCAATCCACGACCACAATAACGGTATCCGTCTCCGCTGTCTTCATCACCGTTGCCCATACGATTCGCATAGACTCTGTTTGCGATCATTTGTGGCTTGTTGGCGTATTGTGCTGCGATATTATCGTCTGGAAAATACTTAGGAAATACCTTGCGCAGACTTGCTGCTTTATAATTTAAGTTTTCTTTTAAGAAAATGAATCCACCACTTTCGTGAGCGCATTGTGCTAGAAAGGCTGCTACACGTTGTGGAGTATTGATTTCATATTCCGGAAGTATTTCTGAAAGAGCACTATACCAATGATCTACATATGGATTCTTTGGAATCATGTCTTTTAATTGTGCTTTGGTAAAATCAAATGTAAAACTCATTATTATATCCTTTGCAATAACATAGCTGTTGCACCATTTGTGAACAGTAATTTATCTCCAAATTTATTGATATCGTAATCGCCTAATACTTTAGTAAGCCAAAAAGTTTCAGCTGATGATTCAGGATCAACAGATGGAGCACCTTCTACAATCGCTTGTGGATCGTTTTCATTTAACCAACGTAGTTGTATTTTTTGATCAAACGGTTTATGGATAGTGATAACATTACCATCTAATGTTAAATCGTCCATTAGCGTTTTGTTAAAGAATCTTTTTACAGATTCAGTTCTCATTTTGTTCATGAGTCCATCGTAATCTCCGGGAGTCATTGGGATTACTTTTTTGATAGTATCTTCTGCTAAATCGTGTTCTGATTTTTGTTTATGATACTTAAATTTAAAATCATCTATGCCTGTTAATTTTCTAACACCATAAATTAAATCTTTAATTTGTTCTGATAGTTTAGGAGTTCTTGACAATTCGACGAAAACAGCATATTCACCGTTGGTATTTTCTCCAGAGCTGACATCAGCATCTAATACAAACGGATATCCTTTTTCGATAAACTCCATTAAATCTTTAGCCGGGCTACGATCTTTAACTTGAAAGCTGACCACACATACATCACGGTCCTCGCCCATTTTTGATTTAAAGGTATCTATTTCGATTTTGTTATGGACCAATTCAACCAAGTCCATAGATCGTAGACCTTCATTAAGCTGCTGGTTGTTCTGCATTTGCCATTTCCTGTGCTTGTTGGTCGGCTGGATTAACGTCGGCGTTAACAGCACCACTCAAGTTGATAATGTCTTCAACTTTATTTTTATCTAATTCTGTGTAGCCTCTATTAATGTCAGTCATTAATTTTTTCGGCATAGTAATCTTTACCATCCATACAGGAACTAGATCAATTTTACCTTTACGTGTGCCTGGACGAATATCGTCGGGCGTTTTAATTTTTCTTACTTTAGATAACTTAGCTTCAGCTATCTTTACTTTGCAACCGTAGTCGATTAAACGAAGGCCACCTTTAGGTTCCGGCATTTTATCTTCCGGCCACATAAACGTGCATTCTACAAAGTAACGAGATTCTTTAGGACCCTCTACTAGCTCGCCGTCTATCCAGTTATCGAACACGTAGACGTCTAATTCGTCAATTACACGCTCGAAATCCTTGAGCAAACTTAGGCTATTATTAGAGCCATAGATCTGTTCTATGTTTTGTATGATATCTTTAATGTCTGCCATAACTTCTCCCATTTGTATTTATCGCGAAAATTTAAACATAACACATATTATTTTGCATCAGACATTAAATACTTTTGTGTTCGGCCAGCGGACACTGCGGTTTTAGGGTCCGTGCCTAACATATAAGAAGGAGGGCTAACCTTATATGAAGCGTAAAAGAACGCAGCAAGCGGCAGTTTTACAACCAAATGTAATAAATATCCATCAACGTTTAGAAGAGAAACGAAAACGAGTTCAGATATATCCAAAAAATCTTAGCCAAGAAAGCTACCTACTCAAACTCAACGATCCCAATAAAATGATAGTTTTTGCCATCGGGCCAGCAGGCACGGGTAAAACTATGTTGGCCGTGCAATGGGCAATCGATCAGCTAAAGTATGGGGACATTGACAGGATAATTATTACTAGACCTGCTGTGAGCGTAGATGAACAGCATGGCTTTTTACCAGGCGATCTTAATCAAAAGATGGAACCTTGGACTAAGCCCATAATGGATGTGTTTTCAGAAAACTATAATGCTAGAGAAATTACAAACATGATAACAGAGGGGGTGATTGAAGTTAGCCCTCTAGCATATATGAGAGGACGAACATTTAAAAATGCTGTAATTATTGCAGACGAAATGCAAAATGCCACACCGTCACAGATGAAAATGTTATTAACACGCTTAGGACAGCGAAGCAAGATGGTAGTTACGGGGGACCTACAACAGGCCGATCGTCCTAGCAATAATGGACTTTTAGAGTTTTTACAACTCTTTAAAGATTTTAAAAACAATCGTTATGTAGACGTTTGTCACTTTACCGTAGGTGATGTCGAACGTCATGAAGCTGTAAAGGAGATATTAGCGATTTACAAAGACGTTTAAAAAAAGG